TTTCATTTACTTTACCTGATATATATAGCCCTATTTATACTATACCACTAGCCCATACTACATCAGGTAATGGGCCATATGTTCCAACTCCTGATATATCTGGCTTAATATATTGTCAACCATATGAGTTTAGATGGATTGAAAATATAGGTGTTCAATTTATCAAAAAAGTTACATATTTAATAGATGGAAGACCAATACAAGAATATTCAGGACACTATTTATATTGTAAATCTAAACGTGATTTATCAAGCACAAAACTAGAACTATTTAATACTATGATTGGCAATACAAAAGATTTTAACGAGCCAGAAACTTTTAATAATAATAATGGGAATTATCCATCGGTTTCGTGGGGCGGGTTAAATGAGTCTAATTATCCTAATGGATTAGAACCATCCATTCGCGGAAGACGCATATTTGTCCCATTATATTTATGGGAAACATTTTCTAGTTTTCAAAGCTTTCCATTATTATTATTACAATATTCAAAACTGGAAATACACGTAGAATGTAGACCTATTTGTGAATTGTTTAAGGTGAGAGATTTAAACTATTTTGAATCTTGGATTGAAAAATTATGTCCTACTACACAACTTCCTAAAGTAATAACAGATACTTTTAAATATTATGATCCGCCATTTATACAACCTGATTTAAGCGATGAAAGATATAATATATTATTCTTTTTAAAACCACCACCAAGTAATACATTTTGTATTGGAGATATAAGTTATAATTTCATAACCACATTAACGCCTAAAGAAAATATACAAAAAGTATTTAAAGAAATAAGTATTAAATATTATTCAAAACTTCCCAATTTTGGGTTTGAAAATATTAGTTTATATTCAACTCTGGCTTTTTTATCTGAAGATGAAAGAAGATATATTAGCAAACAAACTCAACAATATTTGGTTAAAAAAGTATTTGAACGAACAATATATAATGCACAGGGGGTTAGAAAAGAGGATATTAAGTCTTATGGGATGACAGTATCGTGGATGTGGTTTTTTCAGAGAACAGATGTTGTATTAAGAAATGAATGGTCTAATTATTCCAATTGGTTATATAATAATAAAATGCCTTATCCTTGTATATTATCATTAGATTTGCTAAATAGTTTATCAAATGTAAATATTCCATATATTACTCCACAAAACAAAAAATATTTATTAAATAATTTAAATCCATGTCTGCAATATATTAGTGGGCCAACTCATCCCGGAAATCAAAAAAATATAATGGTTGATTGGGGATTGTATTGTAATGAATTAGTACGCGAAGAAAGCTTACCTTATGGTATAAATAATTATATAGAAAACTATTTAAAAGTAGAAGGAAATCCTGAGGATGGTATATACTGTTATAATTTTAATATTGAAAAAAATAATTCATTAAATCCATCTGGTGCAATGAATATGATGAAATTTAATACTATTACATTTGAGTTTACTACAATTGACCCATATAGAGAAGTGTCTAGTGAGATTGATAGTAACGGCGTTACTAAAATATTTGATGAGAAAAGCAATGAACCGAATAATCAAAGTAAATACTGCATTGATTCTTCAAAGTATCAAGATTTTGATTATAATTTTAATTTGCATATTATTGAAGAAAGATATAATATTTTACAATTTTCTAATGGCTTAGTTGATTATTTATTTCCAAATTAATTTAAATAATTTAAACAATTTAAATAATTTAAACAATTTAAACAAAAGTAAAGTAAAGATATAGATATATATATATCTATATATATGGGTGCTGGAGTTTTAAATGTTTTATCTGAAAACGATGATGATATTATATTAATTGGAAATCCAAGTAAAACATTTTTTAACAAAACATTTGTATCGCATACTAATTTTGGGAAGCAAAAGTTTCGTATAGATTTTGAAGGAAATACTCGTTTGAATTATAATAGTCCAACCTTATATAATTTTAAAATACCAAGATATGGAGACTTATTACAAGAAGTTTTTTTTTCATTTACTTTGCCTAATATTTGGAGTCCGCTTATTGCTTTTGGCGGGACGCCTGTTGTATTTTGCTCTTCTTGCAGAACAAATATTGAAACTAATTTGGATTATTTAAATATAAATAAAATAAATAATACTTATTCTTTTAATACAAATAAAGTACTAACAAAATGTGGGATATGCAATTGTTCTTGTAATAGTCCTAGTGAGGTTTCTGATAATACATTGGAGTTTTTAAAAGCAAATTCTAATATGAATATGAAGATTATAAATAGAGTATACCCATTAGAGTTTAAATGGATTGAGAATATTGGAGTTCAAGTTATAAACTCTATTAGAGTATTGTCTAATAATTCTATAATTCAAGAGTTTAGTGGTCAATATTTATTAAATATGGTTTGGCGAGATTTTACAGACAATCAAAAAAAAATATTTAATAAAATGATAGGAAATGTACCAGAATTAAATAATCCTGCACATTATTCAAATAGAAATGGAAATTATCCAAATGCGGCTTATTTTGGTTCTCTCTCTTCAATGTCTTATGGTTTAGAACCTTCAATTAGAGAAAGACAATTATTGATTCCAATTAATTTATGGTCTACATTAAATAATAAGACGCCATTTCCTTTAGTTGCTATGCAATATAGTGAACTGAGAATAGAGATTGAATTAAAACCTGTAAATCAATGGTGGGTAGTTAAAAATGTGATAAATGAAGTAAGTATTAATATTAATGAAACATTAAATATGAATGAAACATCAAATATGAATGAAACATCAAATATGAATGAAACATCAAATATGAATGAAACATCAAATAAAAATGAAACATCAAAGACGTATAAAATTTCAGAAGACTCAGGATTGACAACGAATTATAATGAATTAAATAATTTAGTTAATTTAGTCAGCATAGTGAATAATACATATAGCGCACCAAATTGTAATAATGAAATTTATAATTTGAAATTTTTTCTTAAAGAACCACCCAGAAAAAATATAATAAATAAACAAATTGATTTGCTTGGTGCTTCATTATCAGAAACTGGGGCCTTAGTATATCCATTAAATAGTAATAAGTTAGTAGAAAATTATTATAAAGATGTACCTAGTCCTTGGTTTGCGGATATTCATTTAATTGGTTGTTATACATTTTTAACAAATGAAGAACAATTATTTTTTTCTCAAAATAGTCATTCTTATCTGATAAGAGAGGTTCATGAATATACATTTAAGGATTTAATTGGTGGAAGTCATTTTACAGAAGTTAAAACTAGTGGATTAGTTATATCATGGATGTGGTTTTTTCAACGATCAGATGTAAAATATAGAAATGAATGGTCTAATTATTCAAATTACAACTATAATTCTAATTCAGAAATAATGAGTATATATGGATTAACAGATTTACTTAGTTTTAATAGTGAAAATCTAGATATAACAAATAAACTTGATTCTATAGTATGGCAAAAAACGTTTACAGCAAAAGAAAATAAAGATATATTATTAGAATGGGGGCTTTATTTTAATAATTCAATTAGAGAAATAACACTAGAAAAAGAATTAGTTTCTTATATTGATATATACTCTAGAAGCCAAGGTAGCGGATTAGACAATGTATTTTATTATAACTTTTGTTTGAATAGTGATCCACTTATTTATCAACCATCAGGCGCAACAAATATGTCTAAAATAAATAACATATATATGTCTTATAAATTAATAGATCCATTGTTAAAAACTTTAATTATAAACACTTCTACCTCCATTAACAATATCAATGATCCTTTTTTATATTCCTCTGTTATTGGAAGTTATTTATCTAATTCAATTAATTCTAATGCAACATGCTCAACTACTAATAATGAGGAGCAAACAACTATTAATTTAAAAGATACCGAAAAATATGTTTGGCATTATAATTTACACCTTATGGAAGAAAGATATAATATTTTAAAAATTATAAATGGTGTTGCTAATTTGCAATTTGATCGGTCATTATAAAAATATTAACAAAATATTAATATTTAGTTAATATATATGAAAAAAACGAAAAGACGCCGATATACACAAAAAGGCTGCGGTACAGGCGGAGGAATTACAATGAGCTATTTACGCCGTATGTCAACAAGTATACCACTAGCCCCTTTTAATTCTAAAGAAATACGTGCTACTAAAAAAGAAAAATCTAAGCGTAAGAAAAGAAGGAAATAAATAAATAATATATTATAAATATAAATAATATATTATAAATAATAAATAATATATTATAAATAATTTACTATATATTATATAGTATGGGCGGAGGATTATTAAATATAGTATCTTATGGTAATTTAAATATAATAATTAATGGAAGTCCAAAAAAAAGTTTATTTTTAGCAACCTATAAAAAATATACTAATTTTAGTTTACAAAAGCATATTATAAATTGCAACATTACAACTCCAAAATTAAAAGAGAATGAAAGCACAACATTTAATTTCACGATTCCTCGTATAGGTGATTTAATAGCGGATACATTTTTTACAATACAAATGCCTTATATATGGAGTCCTGTATGGGTTGAACCAAGTGATATATATGACAGACCAAATACAACGCCATACAGTTCAACTATAGAAGAAGGATTATATGTAATTAGCGATGCTAAGAATAATGAAATGCGCAAAATAAGACAGTTGTCTGGCGCTCATATTCCACACGCACAACCATTTGAGTTTAAATGGATTGAAGATTTAGGATCACAATTAATACAAAAAATAACAGTATCACTAGGCGATACAATTATTCAAGAGTTTTCAGGAGAATATTTAACAAATATGGTAAAACGAGATTTCACAAATGAAAAAAAAGAATTATTTAATAAAATGACTGGAAATGTAGTTGAAATGAATGCTCCAGAATTATGTGACAATCGAAATGGATTATATCCAAACTGTTTATATGCAGCTCCTTTGCCATTTAAAGATAACTCTGGAAATATACTATATAAAATATATAGTAATAAAGAAGCGGTTGTTAATAAAGAATTAAATATTATAACTAATTTGTCTCCTTCTATTAATAAAAAAATATTAACTATTCCATTGAATTTGTGGTATATGTTTTCATCTAGCCATGCATTTCCATTATTATCATTAACTGAAAATGCATTTAAAATAAAAATAGAATGTCGACCAATACGTGAATTATTTAGAATTCGTGATGTTAGATATTATATTAATACGTATTACCATCATAATATAGCAGTTAATAATCTTAGCACAAATGGAGCTGGTATATCTATTTATAAGCATTATCAAAATAATTATTATGCACCTGGTTCAACAAATACTGGATTCTCACAGTTTGATGTATTTAAACCATATGTGCCTCCGCCATATATAAGCACAATAAATACAACTGATCCATTATATCAGTTGTATATGTTTACAACTCAGTTTGCTTCGCAAAATCAACAATTTATTCAACAAGCGGCATTAAATGCAAATAGTTCTGCACAAATAGCCGGATTATTGAGAGAAAGTAGTATATGGAATTGTAATCCTAGATTAATAAGTACATATATATATTTAGATCCAGAAGAACAAGAAGTATTTAAACAAAAGCCACAATCTTATTTAATAAAACAAATATTAGAACATTTTTTTGAAGCCGAAAATCATAAAGAGTTTACACAAAGTCGATTTAAAAGTAACTCGGTTGCTGTTAATTTTATGTGGTATTTACAAAGAGATGATATATTTTTAAGAAATGAATGGAGTAATTATACAAATTGGCCATATAAAGAAAAGCCATATACACTGCAGCCTTTATATTATAAAAAATTAAATAATAATTGGTATAAAAATAGTACTACTCCAGTAGTGTCCGAAATAATATATACAACAACAAATCCAGACCCCAAGTTTTCACAAATCCCAGAAATGTTTGAACTTACTACATCAAATACTAGACCTTTACAATTTAAACAAATGCTTTATCTAAAAGAAAATACACTTTCAAACACATATTTAAGTGAAAGTATTGATAATACTACAATTTATAATACTAAAATAGAGGCCGGGTATGTTGTTATAAATAAAGCAATACAAAAATATCCACCATATTTTCCATTTTCATATAAACGCCCAGATCCAAATGATGAGATTGCTTCTGGTGGCTGCAATCCATATATAACTGGGCCTAATAGAAAACAAACAAAAAATATATTATTGAATTGGGCATTAAAATTAGATGGTAAAAATAAAGAAAATACTTTAAATGCTGAATATTATAATTACGTTGAGCCATTTTTAAGAAGTATTGGTTCCTCTGCAAATGGAGTTTATAATTATAGTTTTAGTTTAAACTCTAATCCATTTGTAGTAGATCCTTGTGGATATGCTAATTTGATAAATTATAATAATATTGATTTTGAATATGAAGTTATAGAATTAGAAAAAATAAATGATATAACAAGAGTAGCAACTTTACCTTTGTGTATTGATAATGAGTTTGTAGGATTTAATAAACCAACTTGGTTGATATATGATTATAAGTTTACATTAAAGTTATTTGAGGAACAGTTTAATTTATTAACTATAAATAATGGTTTAGCATCTTTAAAATTTCAACATTCTAATTAAATATATTTTTTATATTTATTAATATATATTAATTAATATATTTTGTATAAATATATTAATAAATATATATGAGTAACGATATAGCAAGTAGTTCAGATGATTCTAATAATTTAAATGATGAAGAAAATGATGAAGAAAATAAAGAAACAGCAGCAACAAATGAATCAGAAGTAGTTACAGATAGATTTAATAATTTGAAAAGTATATTAATATATGCTCTGTTTTTATTTGCAAAAATAACATGTTTTATATTAATAAATGCTAATATTTTATTTTTTTTAACATATTTATTTGAAAGAATTTATTATAAAAAATTTACAATTGGTAATATGGACAAAAAGAAAAGGATGGTTGATGACTATAAAACTTACTTAGATGCAACGTTTCCATCCGATAGAACACAAGCTCCCTTTAAAAATGTTAAAAATGGGTTTAAAGAAAATAAATTATTAACGTGTCCAATCGATTATGAGAAAAAAGCTAAGGATGACGCAATTAAAAAGGCAAAGGCGGCGCTAAGTAAAAAATCGGCTTCAGGGCCTACGCCAAGTTTTGATTGTAAAACAGGTAACGCAGGATCACAGAATTGTTCGTCGGCTGCAGGAGGAGTAGCAGGAGCATTACCAGGAGGAGTAGCATTACCACCAGTAGGAGGAGCATTACCAGGAGGAGTAGCATTACCAGGAGGAGTAGCATTACCACCAGGAGGAGGAGCATTACCAGGAGGAGTAGCATTACCAGGAGGAGTAGCATTACCAGCAGTAGCAGTACAACCACTACCAGTAGTAGGAGCAGGAGCACAACCACCCGCAATAGTAGCACAACCAGCAGTAGTAGCACAACCACCAGCAGCTGGTACCCCACCAGCAGTACACGCAGGCGGACAAAAAGGAGGAATTGGTGCTAATATAATTAAAAATATAAATGAGTTATCAAAAAAGTTAATGGAAGGTGTTAAGCCTGTTAATAAGGTTAAAAAAACTATAGCTGATCTTTATGCTGAAAAAAATAATCCTGCCGGAGATGATGGAGTAGGTGAAGATGATCCCGATTTGGCAGAAGGTATTGATCGGACTGAAGGAACTGCTGATCCTGAGTGTAAAGATACGCTCACTAAGCGTATTGATTTAATGTCTTGTGAAAAGGTTGAATGTAAAGGCGAGTTTCCGTATAATATTCCTACACCTAATAATATGTTTGGTGATTATTTGCGTATACGCCTTGCTTGTATAGGAAAAACTCAAATCGCAATTAATAATAAAATTAAGAATAGAATAAAATCATTTAACAATTTACTACCAGCATTTTGTTATTGTACTAAAGAAGAAACTGATTATATCAGTGGTAAAGACCCAGTTTACTTGCAAAATCCAAAAACTGGTAAATATGATATAGAGTTCGATGACAAATTAAAAAACACAGAAGAGTATAAGAAAGTATTTAAAGAAGATCCAGATGCAATCGAAATAAATTGTAAAGTGAGAAATGAGTTTTATAACGGGCTTTTAATGGTATTTGGTTTTTTTATATCCATTTTTTATTTAATATATTGTGATTTATATGTTAATATTACATTATTTGTGAATCATATTTTGTTATGGTCTCAAATAACCAATACATATAATACACATATTGAAACAAAAAATAGAAAAATATTGAAATTTTTAATGTTCTTAATGACTCCGTTTATATTTATAACAAATCGTGTTATAGCGTGTGCAATTATGCTTCAACTTACTTATAGAATATGGATTAAACCATTATTTAAAGAAGCGAGCAAAGAGAAGGTATATAAAATAATAACTGAAAATAGAAATATAGTAGCATATATATTTGTTTTTTCATATTTACTATTTTTATATACTCTAGACATACCAGCTAATTATGAACTGCCTGTTAAAATAATACCAACATTAATAGTAACAATAATAGTTCTTGTTACAGTTATTCAATCTCTTTATAGAATAATTACAAATCTTAAATTTACAAAAGCTAGTTGTAAAAAATTATAAACAATTTAAAAAGTAATATATGAATATATGTATAATATTGTATATGGGAAAAAAAAAAATTTTGCATGAAGAGCCTTTTGTAAGTATATGCACTCCAACATTTAATAGACGTCCATTTATTCCAGCAATGATTGAGTGTTTTAATCATCAAACATATCCAAAAGATAAAATGGAATGGATTATTATTGATGATGGCACAGATAAAATAGAAGATTTAGTTAAAGAGATTCCAAATGTAAAATATTTTAAATATGATACTAAAATGCCTTTAGGGAAAAAACGTAATTTAATGCATACAAAAACTAAGGGTGAAATTATAATATATATGGATGATGACGATTATTATCCTCCAGAACGGGTTAGTCATGCTGTAACAATGTTATTATCTCATCCAAAAGCATTATGTGCTGGAGCAAGTGAAATCTATATATATTTTAAACATATTGAAAAAATGTATCAGTTTGGTCCATATGGACCAAATCATGCTACTGCTGGAACATTTGCATTTAAAAGACAATTATTAAAAAATCATAGTTATGATGATAATGCATCATTAGCAGAAGAACGTGCTTTTTTAAAAGATTATACAGTTCCATTTGTTCAATTAGAACCCAAAAAAACAATTTTAGTATTTTCTCACAGACATAATACGTTTGATAAAAAAACTTTATTAAATAATATTAATCCAAAATATACAAAAGAATCAGATAAAAAGGTAGAAGACTTTATAAAAGAAAAAAAATTAGCGAGTTTTTTTGTAAATGAAATTGACGACGCTTTAATAAATTATAAACCAGGAGAGCCATCGATGAAACCAGATGTATTAGAGCAAATTAAAACAATAACAGCGCATAGAAATGAAAATGCACAATCACAAACACAATCACAAATACAAGGGCAATTATGTCGTGAAGTGAATGGTAAGCAAGAAATTTTAAAACCAGAAGAAGTCGCAACTTTATTAACTCAGCAAGATAATACTATTAAAATATTACAAGAACTTTTAAAAAAAAAAGATGCCTATATTAAACTATTAGTATCTAAAGTATCAAAGACGGATGAATGGACATTGTTGCCAAATGAATAGTTTCAAATAGTTTTATTAAATTATTTGTGAACATAACTAATTCGATTTCTTCTTCGTGAATATTATAAAAAATAATAATATATTTACATATAATTTTTATAATTTCATATTTCTCTTTATCTACTAAAATATCAGTTATTTTAATAAAAAAATATAAATTATCTAATATATCCAATACAGAAAAACCATTATTATAAATAATGTTTAATAGTTCAATTGCATCTGATAAGTTACCAGCTTTACATAAAGTAATATATTTTGTAAAGTCATTAAATGATATATTGGTGCAAGTATTTAATGCAATATTATAAGTAATATATTCATTTAATAATTTAAATTTTTCTAAGTAACTTATAGAGGTTTGTATAGAGTTATTACATAATAATAATAAAAACTCTTCTGCTTTAGGTTCTAGTTTAATATTTTCATTAAGACATATTTTTTTAATGAATGTTTTTAAATATTTCTCTTCTAGTGGTTTTATTTTTATAATAATTTGTTTTGATTGATAACTGTCTATTATTTTTTGTATATTGCAACAAGAAGCAATAAAATTAACATTTTTACTATATTTATCTATACAATTTTTAAAAACTTGTTGGCCTTGTTCATTTATATTGTCAAGATCATCTAATATAATTATTTTTTTTTTATTAGGAATACTAGACATTGTTTGGCAAAATGTTTTAACCTCTGTTTTATAATAAGTAATACCTTGATCTTTTAATGAATTGATTATTAATATATTATTATTATCATATGCATCTCCATAATATTTTTTTATAATACAATTAATTAAAGTTGTTTTTCCAGAGCCTTGATTTCCTATTAATAATATATTTAATAAATCTGATTTAATTAATGTATTTAAAAGTTCTATTAATTGATGATTAATTTCAAATTCTTCTAATGTTTTAGGTCTATACTTATATATAAATGGTTGCTCCATGAACATTAATATTAATATTAATTATAAATAAATATTTAAGTTTATCTATTAATAATATAGTATAATATACTATTAATAATAAATAATGAACTCAATGAACTCAACTGAAACATATTACTCGCTTTTAGGAATAAATAGTAATGCTTCACAAGATGAAATCAAACGCGTTTATAGAAAGTTGTCATTAGAACTACACCCTGATAAAAATAAAAATGACTCTGAAAAATTAGAGAAATATAAAAAGATAACCGCTGCTTATAATATATTAAGCGACCCAATTGAAAAATCAAAATATGATGCTTCAATTGCTCATTCTAATTTACCAATTGAAGAAATATTTATGAATATGATGCTTAATCCTCAAGATTTGAATACTTTAATAAGTAATTTATATTTTTCTAGTATGGAAGAGTTACCGATTAATAAACATAAACATAGAGCGGGCTCAATAGGTTCAATGGGTTCAATGGGTTCAATGGGTTCAATGGGTTCAATGGGTTCAATGGGTTCAATGAGACCAATGGGTTTTAATTTTAATAATCTCTCAAAAGGAGTTAATAATTTTGAGTTTAATTCAAAACCAAAAACAATACATCAAAAAATAAATATTTCTTTA